CTGCTGGCGCTTTAGATGTTCAAGGAAGTGCTGGCAACTACACCTATATCCGCAGTGGTGCCGATGCGCGTCTTTACCTTAAGCCAAACGGAACTAATACTGGCTTGTTCTATGCAGATGCAAGCTCTGTTCAGCTTGAAGCCTTAGGATCGCTGCCTTTAACGTTTTACACCAATTCCGCCGAACGCGCCCGCATCGACAGCGGCGGCAGGTTCTTAGTTGGCACAAGTGCTCCCTTTGGCCCATACCACGATGGTTTGATGGTCAATGGATCTGCTGGCATCACTGCTCGGTTTGGTCGATTTACTAATGATGCTTTTGGCGGCGCCCTTGCATTCTTAAAGGGTCGCGGCGGATCACCTGGGACACGCGGTATTGTCCAAAACAATGATTACCTTGGATACTTAGAATTCTACGGTGACGATGGTTCAGCACTAGTACCTGTTGGCGCCAGAATTAGTGCTGAAGTAGACGGGATTCCAGGTGTCAATGACATGCCTGGCCGCCTAGTGTTCAGCACCACTGCCGATGGGGCAAGCAGCCCGACTGAGCGGATGAGGATTACCTCCACCGGCCAAGTGCGTCTGGCTGGTGCTGGCATCACGTTCAACGGTGACACCGCAACGGCTAACGAGTTGGATGATTATGAGGAGGGGACTTGGACTCCATCCGATGCGAGCGGAGCAGGTTTAACATTCACATCATCGGGCACTTATACCAAAATCGGCCGTTTAATTACTCTTCGTGGTGGAATTACGTTTCCCAGCACAGTTAGTGGCGCTGGAGTCAAGATTGGCGGCTTGCCATTTGCTCACGGCACTGCCAGTCAAGGTTGTGGCTTTACAGCTTATGTAAGTGGATCTGGTCCGGGACTTGTTTTCAGAGCGCATGACAACACAAGCGAAATTTACGCTACAAGAGCAGACGATCAAGATAATTCGCCCGCAAACTCTACGTTTGCAACTTTGACTTTTCAATTTATGTATAGTTATCATATTTAATTTTTAGCCCGCAACTTGGCTCAAAACTACGAACCTAAACCTGTTGAATCCGGAGGATTCCCCTAATGGCTCTCACTAAAGAAACCGTTGTTGACAAAATCGAAGTGCTGGAAAGCGGCGCCATCCAAGTCCGTGCTGCTGTCCGAGTACTGGAAGATGGCCAAGTGCTGTCCCAGTCCTATCACCGCCATGTGCTACAGCCCGGTGATGACTTGAGTGGTGAAGACCCGAAGGTGCAGGCGATTGCTACTGCTGCTTGGGCTGAGTAGTCCTACTCACTAATCCGGCGGGCAACCGGCCTCTCCAAAACTGGTTGCACCTCTTTTATAATTAGTTTAATCATTCCAAAACAATGACTGATACCACCTTTACTTGGAAGATCGCTCAACTGGAGCGTGAAACCCTTGATGGTTACGTCTATACCGCCCATTATACCGTTGACGCTAAGGATGACACCTACGCTGCTGGTGCTTACGGCAGCATCAGTTTTGAACGTCCCGAGGATGAGCTGATTCCTTTTGCTGACCTGACCGAAGAACTTGTCGTTGGTTGGGTCAAGGATCAACTTGGAGAGGAAAAGGTCTCCGAAGTGGAAGCTGCTCTTCAAGATCAACTCGATGAGCAACGCAACCCCTCAAAGGCTGCTGGTCTGCCGTGGGCTGAGTGACCTACCATGGCCAATACAAAAAGGGCCACTGATGAGCAATTTAACGAGCTTCACGGTCTTGTTACCAATGAACTCATCATGCGAATTAAATCAGGAACCGCTACCACACAAGATCTAAAAGCCGCAACAGATTGGCTTGCTAAAAATAATATTACTGGTGTCCCCGTCCTTGGTTCTCCACTTGCCACCCTCTTTAATAGTCTTGAATTGGAGCTAGAGGATGTCGAACAGGTCATCAGATAACGATGATGGGGAAATGTCAACAATGCTCAGAAATTTGGCAGCTACTGCCTTTCTGGGCCTTTTTAGTTGGCACTTAATTACTCTACATAACATTGCTAAATCCGTGGAGGTACTTATTGAAAAGGTAAGTGCTGGTAATGTTAGAATTGAGCGCCTAGAAAACGAAGTATTTTTTAAAAATCATGGCGCAAAGTAAAAGTAAATCTGCCCAATATTATGCTGCTAACCCAAAAGCAGCCGCTAAAAAGGCAGCCTATCAACGCAAACTAAATAAAAAGCCAAGCGTTAAAAATGCCTCGGAAGAACGGTGGACTGAACGCCGTCGCCGGGGCATTGCTGGCAAAGGTGGTATGGACCTTTCCCATACAAAGAGTGGCCGAATGGTACTAGAGTCGCCCTCAACAAACCGAGCCCGTAATGGTCACGGAAACAATCCTAAAAAGAAATGAATAAAGGCAACTCTAAACCACCTGGCCTTTATGCCAACATCAATGCCCGTAAAAAGGCAGGAACAAGCAGGCCAAAAAGTAAATCTACGATTTCCAAAAAGGCTTACGCAAACATGAAAGCTGGATTTCCTAAGTCTAAGAAGTAAACCACACAGGATCCTTAAATGGTTCTGAAAGCTCCTTCTGAATACCTTTACAACCTAAAGGCTATGACTTCTTCTGAGGCTAAAAGATTATGGAGGAGATCTATTAAGGAACATTGGAATAACCAATGTGTTTATTGTGGATCAAAAGATAATCTAACTTTGGATCATATTCACCCAAAAGCCAAAGGAGGTCATGATATATCTTCAAATGTTGTTCCTGCCTGCCTCAAGTGTAACCAAGCCAAAGGTTCGAACCACTGGTTATCTTGGTGGATAGGTCAAGACTATTTTGACCATTCTAATTTTTCCAAGGTTCTTTCTTGGACAACTAGCTAGTTCTCTTATTTATTAAAAATCATGTCTACTACTGCTGATAGCACGACTTATGGTGGCATCTCTAATGCCCCTGGCCGTCGTGATGAGGATCAATCGACCAACCGTGCTCATACTACTGCCAATGTATCTGGAGGTGTGACCACCACCACCACGATTCCTGCTTCGTTTGGTGGTGCTGCTACCACTGTTGCTCTTAACGCTACCGTGGCTGCTGCTGAGACTGCCATCCGTACCGTTCGTAAGGCTCGTACCTATCCCTCCACCATGCCCACCGCTAAGGTGACGGGTACTGCCACCCGTGCTGAAACTGGTTGTGTGGCAACTATTGGTACGCTTGTTGGGGGTACTGGTTATACCAGCAATACTTATACCAATGTGGCCCTGAGTGGTGGTTCTGGTTATGGTGCTACTGCTAACATTACCGTTGCTGCTGGTATTGTGACTGTTTGTACCCTTGTCCGTGGTGGTCAATGGTATAAGGTTGGTGATGTTCTGTCCTGTCAACTGATTGGTTCTGGTACGAACTTTTCCGTGACTGTTGCTACCATTACTCAGGGATGATAGATCATGCCACGAATCACATCTTCTTCTGATCGCTCTAAGCGGTCCACGCAAAAGCCCGTAACCAAAGGTCAAAATCCTCAACGGGCCAATCGGCAACAGATGAGTCAAGCCAAAGTTACTACTTCACAACAACGCAGTAACCGTATGCGTAGCAGCAATGCTCGGGTTACTACTTCTGGATCACGTAGTACTGCTCCTGGAACTCCTGGTGCTACTAGGAACGCTACCCCAACTGGTCCCCGCAATCCTCAAAGTCAGATTGCTTCTGCTCGAATGAGGAATACGCTTCGTAACTCTGCTGCGATGCGTACTGCGGCTAATACTGCCAAAACCCTTGGTACTATTCGGGGAATGATGACCCCCGTGGGTATGGCTGCTGCGGTCATGGCCCCTCGTCCCCTTGCCTCTGGCACCCTCAAGGGTAAGCCTACTGGCGCCAAGCAAGGCCCTGCTGTTCCTAAGCGTCTTACCCAAGCTGGTATTGATAAAGGTTCCTTTGATGCTGCCTTTAAAGCTTCCCGCAGTGCTGGTCAAAAGACCTTTACGTGGCGTGGTAAGAAGTATAATACTAAAATGAAGGGTGAATGATCATGCCCCTGTCTCGCGGATCTTCAAACAAGACAGTATCTAAAAACATTAGCAAACTTTCTAAGGAAGGTTACCCTAAAAAACAAGCTATTGCTATTGCCCTTTCCAAAGCTGGAAAGAGTCGCAAGCGTAAATAGCCACCATTGGGGCCTAGAAGCGTCTCTAAGGCCCCTTTACCCCCTTTAAGGTGTATTGTATTGTATGATTAAAAACAACGGCCTTACAGGCGATTCTCGAAGGACCATAGAAGAGCGTATTACCGAATCCTTTCCTATTTTCCTTTCCCTTGTGTGGAAGTCGCTCGACCTGCCTCGTCCAACAAGGGCTCAACTTGCTATTGCTGACTACCTCCAAAACGGTCCCAAACGTCTTCAGATCTCTGCCTTTCGTGGATTAGGAAAGTCGTGGATTGCTGCTGCTTTTGTATTGTGGACACTGTGGAACGACAAAGACAAAAAGATTCTTGTCGTATCCGCAAGTAAGCAGCGAGCTGATGACTTTACAATTTTTACCCAAAAATGTATCCAAGAGTTTGATTGGCTTGCCCATATGAGACCCGTTGATGATGACCAACGATGGTCCCGTGTGTCTTTTGACATTGCTGGTTGTCGTCCTGCCCAGTCTCCATCGGTTAAAAGCGTTGGTATTACTGGACAGATCACTGGTTCCCGTGCTGATCTAATCGTGTTTGATGACGTGGAAGTTCCCGCAAACTCCGCTACCGATATGATGAGAGAGAAACTCCTTCAACTTGTTACCGAAGGGGAATCAGTGCTCACCCCAAAAAAGGACAGTCGCATCGTTTTTCTTGGAACACCTCAAACTACCTTTACCATTTATCGAACCCTAAGGGAACGGAACTATCGACCAATGGTATGGCCTGCTCGTTACCCTAAGTCCCTTATTGGTTACGAAGATATTCTTGCTCCACAGCTCCTTAATGACATTGAAAATCAAGGACTAGATACCCTTGCTTGGCAACCAACAGATACCCGCTTCTCCGAAATCAATCTCCTTGAGCGGGAAC